CCGAATTTGGAAAGCAACTTCCCAGGTTTGTTAGCATATCTACGATGTCCGTCCACTGGAGGAAACCAGCCACTGCAAAATTCTACCTCGTCCATCGAGCCCTTTATGTTAATCTCATACTTCATACCCAGTTGGCGATAATTTTCCTCGACTTGTTTCTCGTCGACCGTTTCACATCCGAAAATGAGGTCATCTCCCAAGCAACACACTTTGAAATCTCCGACGTTTCCAAAACAATAGGAAAACAATACGAAAGATGACAAAGTGTTGAAGGCGGACGTAAGGCCCGACCCGGACATTCGCCCGTGCTTCTGAGACACAATGATGTCCTTCCGGTTGTCCGAGTAAGTGTGGTTGATGTAATGTCGCAAGAACAACTCTTTCCCAGGGAAGTCTGACACGCGGTTTGTGAGGCAACTGACCTCGCCGCGGAGAATTCCTTCGCACAAACTACCATCGAAGTTGGAACCATCGGCATCGCCGAACTTGGAGAATTTTTCAATCTGCTCAGCAACCTTGCCAAGTATGTCTGGAGTGGAACTGCATGCATAGTAGAACTGACTATCGTGGTTGAAGTGTCTCGCCAATGCTTTCGTGATTTGGTGGCAAACATAGCCAAACCATGCCACTACCACATCTTTGTAAGAGATGATAACACGGGTTTTCACTTTGTTGTCGAAGTCATTCTTGAAATAGCATTCATCTTTGGCAAAGGTGTTCATTTTGAAATCTCGGTCTTTTAGGACCATAGTTTTAAACATGTTGAACAACTTGTCAGATTGTTTCTTCGAATAATGGGAGTTGAGGTACTTGAGTACGGCTTCGTCAGAAGTGTCAATGTTGATATATGGAATGCGCTCGCAAAATTTTCCGTAGTGGTCTTCCAACTCGCTCTCGCGTTCGTCGTCGACTTCACGTGAAAAGGTTTGTCTGATGCGCACGGCGGCATGAAGATTTGACAAGGTCTTGGCTGGGACAGAAGCCGGAATTCCCTCTACAAGAGATCCCTCGACGGGAACCATGCGTTTGGGAATGTCGGAAATGTCCAGCTCCAACGGTTTGTTCAATATAATCTTCGAGTCGTCGTTAACGGGAGGCAACTCACGCTGAGCACTGATGGTAAATCTTTCGAGTTCTAGCTTGGAGCATTTCATAGCAATGGGAGCTCTGTCGACGGGCAAAGTCAAACTATTGATGGCCTTGCGTCGCAGTTCATATTTGCTCTTGAACCCCCACCAGAGGGCTGCTGGTATCCCAATCACAGTGGCGCAACAGACGCCTGTGAATGCAACATCCAGCACTTTGTATGCTTTCCGGTAGAACTGGTAAGATCTCTCAATTTCGCGTGGGGCCACTCCGTATTTGCTCTGACGTAGCATGGCCATAGCCAACGCCCTCTCTTTCCAGTCATCGGCATTTGCTGAGGCCACGTCGCGCATCTTGTCTGCGAATTCGCGTGTTCTCAAATATGAAGTGATTTTTGCGTCTACTGAGGGTGTGTATGGATAGAAGCGTCTATAATGTGTCACGGCGAGTGCTGTCATTGCTACCATGTTGTGATCTGGCATTTCCACGTACCTGGGAATCATGGCGAAACATGAATTTCTGACACGTCCTTCAAGCGTGCACGAAAGGAGAGTTTCCCGATCATAAGAAGGGGGCTCCAACGTGACATCAGCTTCGTGGACGTTCACAAAGATTCCCTTCTGTGAACTAGCCACCACATCACCTGTGTAGTTCCAAACTCGATAGTAT